TTAGTTTTCTTTCTTCTTAAATGATAGTGTAAGACTGAGAACAGTCATACCTAACATAGCAATAGCAACACCTGTTTCTGATCCTGTTTGTGGAAGCATTGGTGCTTTATAAGTTTCTACTTGTTCTTCATGTGAAACTTCACTTTTATTCTCAACCTTAACCTCTTCCTTCTTAGGTTCAACCTTAGGACTTTCAGAAGGTACTTTTGGTTTATCTTCAGGAGTCACAGGAGGTGTCTTTGGATCTTCATGGGGTTTCACAGGTTCTTCAGGAATATGCAACTCAGGCAAGTCCAAAACAGGAGCTTCATTAGGAACTACTCCACCATTCCACTCGGGTTTCTCACGAACTTCAGGGATTCCTGGGATTCCTCCTTTAAACTCAGGAATATCCACTTTAGGAGACTCTTTTGGAATCTCAAATGTAGGCTCAGGTTTATTTTCTCCTGAAGCATCACCTTTTCCATTAATCAGTTTAACTTTAGCATCAAAACCTTGATTACTACTTGTGCCTTTAGTCCAAGTAGCCTCTACATGGTTTGTAGGATTGAATGAGTCCTTTTCAGCCTTGAGTAGTTTAGATTTATAATGCACATAGATCAGCTTGTTCAAGTTAGCAATCTTAAACTCAAAACCATAAGAGTTTGTTTTAAGATCTTTAAGTTGATCCATAGCATCACCAGCACTTACCCAAGGAGTAACTGATGTAACATATTCAGCACGGATTGAATCTTCAATAAGTACTTGATCAGGACCAAGTTTATCCAACAATTGGAAGTCTGTCAATACTTGGTTAGACCACAAGTTACCATAATTGAGCTGTATAGTCCAATCAATCACAGTAGGATCTGTCATGGACTGATTTCCCCACTTAGACAAAACACGTTCGCCATCTTGTTCAGCAACTTCCTTATCCACTGTGATAGGAATAACTGTACCATCAAGGCTGATCTCAAATTTAGTATCAGGCTTAACTGCATCTGTCCAACGTGTAGTAAGTTCAAGATTCATCTGTTTGTTAAGAGGGTGACTTTCAAAGTAGTTATTAAAAGTAGTTGTTACCTTTCCTAAACTTGAATCTGCCACAGCATTACCTACAACTTTTCCTTCAGGGTTAGTTACATCAAAGCTATAGCTAGTAGGGAACTCCATCACTTCAGGAAGCTTCATTTCTACTTTGTCACTCTCTTTGATTGGTAATTCATCAGGAAAATCTATATGGTAATTAACTTGCATCTTAGCATAGATACCATGACCTTCAGGATAAGTTAAGGTTACATCAGGATTCTTTACAGTGATCTCTGTGCCTTCTTTTGTGATCTCTGTGGGCTGTTTAGCTTCAGTGGTATTATTCCCCTCTGGAGCAATTACAAGAGCTGTAGGAGCTTCCTGTGAGCTTACAGGACTATCATGAGAGTCAGCTTTAGCATTGTTAGCAAGTGCAAGTGTAGCTAGAGAAGCTACTGTTAAAATTGCCACTTTGTTAGTTTTCATTTTCAAATTGTTCCTTTTCTTTTTTGGTAAGTCTTGTTAGTTCCATTTTATCAAGCTCATATCCTGAATCGTCATTTCTCTTATAAGCTTTACAGCCCATGTTATCATCAACCACAAGATCATAAACATCTCCTGATTTATGGTTTCTAAAGTAAGTAATCATCCTTGATGAATTGTTAGACTGTCGCTGTAGAAGAATCATTGACTCATACCATCCCTCAATAAATGCAGAACCATACATGTCTGAGGTTTGAATCTTAGCACCTCTTTCAAGCTTCCTTGAGTGATGTACTAACATGATAGAGCAGTTAGTTTTCTTGCTCAGGTCTGATAGCATTTCAAGCCTTAGGACAATATCACGATGCTTGTTTATATCACCTGAACCAAAAAGTAGATACATAGGATCAATAATTAGGAGTTTAACCCCTAACTCTAGGATGCTATCCTTGAGCTTATAAATATGATCCATTGTGATGTTATCATCCACAAAGTAGATAGGCAATTCTGTCTCACCTGTGATTGAATAGATCTTGTGCTGTTCCATTGATAAGTTATTCTCACCTTGGATGATTAGTACAGCACCTTGTTTCACTTCCCTTCCATCAAAAGGTTTTCCTGTAGCTACAGCACAGGCTAAGTTAAGAGTAAGGGTTGACTTGAAGGACTTAGAAGGTGCTCCAATCACACCAACTGAGTTGTTTTCCCACAGATCCTCTATTAACCAAAAATCTGTAGGATCAAAAGGTTCAATTTCATCTACACGCTTGATATTGACTTTACCTTTGTGTGGTTTTTTACCTCTTAGCTCAGTATCCTCAAGCCTTACAATTCCCTTAGAAGGTTTGCTTAAACGCTTCAGTGAAGCTCTATTTTCAAGCTCTTCCTCAATCTCTTTAGCTTCATCTTCAACCTTAGCATAAACTCTATTTACTTCAGAATCTACATTCTTCTCTGTAAATTTAGCCATTGAATCAGGAGCATTAAGAAGCACAAATTTCACTTCTTCCTTGCTTGCTCCATTGATAAACATTTTGCTTTCAATGTTCCAAGCCCATTCTGACCTGTCTGATCCCAAAGTATTATTAAACTCTTGTTTTACAGAATATTCAAGAAGCAACTCTTCTAGATCATATTCTTTATACTCTATAGGCTCATTATTAACTATTGTGCTTTCTGTGATATCCACATCTTTCAGATGCTTGATAATCTCACGCTTCCTGTACACTGTACCTTTTCCTTGCATACCCGATACTTTGAAAGTACTAGCATACTTGTGATTACATGTTCCTGGAATACGGTATAAATGCACAATGTCAGATCCACAAGGGTCAAAGTTGTATTTCTTTATCAGTTTTCTACAGATGATCTCTTGTTCCTGAGGGTTTACCTTATTATCTAAAACCCAAACACCTTGGTACTTTCCTGGGCTTGTTTCCCAATAATAAGAAGGTGGAAGATCTTCAGGAATTGGTACACCATCAATGTCCTGTGCAATGATGAAGCTATCTTTTGCATTAACCTTTTCACGTTTGTTATTCTTAACAGGTGTGAAGCAGATATACAGATCATACTTATCTCTTAAGGCTTTAACCTGTGAAGGAATAAGCTTAATTTTATACTTGTGTTCCTCAAATTCTCTACTAAACCTTTCCTCAGGGTGTTTTTTGATGTAAAATTTCTTATTCACAGCAAAAGGTATCAGGTCATCTTCTGAATAGTTCCTTCTCAGAAGATCTAAAAACTCTTTACTCATTTATTCAATAAATCTCCATTCATTCACAGGTTTAAATTTAAACCTCTCAGGCAAATCTCCAATCAAGATACTGTAAGGATACCAAAGAACATCACCCAATCTAGAAGAAGCTTCTTTCAGGTAGCTTTTCAGTGAATTAATAAATCTTTTAGTTTTTCCTTTGATATTCTTTAGAAAATAACTATCTACATAAGCAAGTGTCTCATGAACATCATGTGTAGAATTGCATAAGCATCTATCTTTATTCAGTTCAATTAGTCTAAAGTATCTTTCATCTGATTCCTTCTCAGTGATGATACCTAGAGCAATAAGCTGGTCAAGAGCTTTATACACAGTTCTGCGATCCTTGATACTTGTCATTTCCATCACGTTTTGTGTGTTTACATACTGTTGGTCAGGCATACCTAGATAGATTTTTACTGTCCACAAGAAAGCAAGTACTAGGGCTGTTGTCAGGCTCATTCCATAAAGCATAACCCATCCAAGGTTAAGATTTAGATAATCTTTAGGCTTTCCATTTTCATCATAACTAAAACTATCATAGTAAAGGCTAGTATTTACTTTATAGTTTCTTTTTCCTGCACACTTAACATCTTCATAACTGAAAAGGTAGCTTTTGTTTTCAGCAATACCAAGGTTTACTAAATTTTTCAAGTACCTTGTAAGCTGTGCGGAAGACACAGGAAAAACCTCTTGCAATGTCTCAGTACTGTAGTTGAATGTCATAGTTTCTTCTTTTGTGTGACTAGCACAGAAAGCATAGAATAGACACTCATTGATAGAGTTGAAAGGGTTATCATGCAAAAGGTTTATAGGAATTTTAATATACATTAACATTTTCTCCTTAGTTTTATATTTTCTTATGCTATTACTCTCATCAGTGTATAACCCTATTTTAGCACAATGATTCCATAAAAGCAATACTTTTCTTTAGAATTTTTAAATTTATTTTCTTAGTTTCTTAGTAGTTATATACTTAGTAGTTAAGTAACTATATATTATATAAATTAAGTATTATTATATATGTAAATCATTAATGTCTAGATAAAATAGGGTTGTAAAACTCATCTATGCTCATATAAAGAATTTCAATTAAACATCACAAATTTGTAAATTTTAGGTTTATCCTGTTGACAATTTCTCTATTTATAGTATAATGTATTATAGTTCTTAATCAAGAACACCTCCTTATACATTATTTTCCTTTAATGTATTACGAGTTAGTGTATTAGAGAAAGACCTCCTTTCCATTCTTAGGAGGTCATTTTCTTTTTACTTACTATTGAGGATATGATAAGCATCATCAGCATCCAAGTGAAGACCTGAAAGGATCTCAGCTGTACCAAATTTCTTGTATTTACTATCCTGTGAGGTATTAGCATAAAAGTTAATGTTTGCAAGTTCTAACTCATCTGTCTTTACATCCATACCCTTTATCTCTTTAAAATCCTCTAACTTTTTACCAAAGATAAAGCACATAATAGCTTTTGTGAAAGAGTAACCACTCTTAGCCATCTCTCCACTACCAAAATTTGTGTAAGTTCCTGAAAAAGCTATATCTTCACCTTCCTTATAGTAGTAGATACGAGCAGAAGGCACGAGTTGGTAATTTTCATTTAAACAATAAAATTTAAGCATTTTATAGCCTATAGCATTTAAAATTTTAGGAGTATCACTTCCTGACTTCCTTTCAGCGTGACAAGAACCACAGAAAGCCCACTTTTTAGAAATAACTTCAATTTTATCATCAAAGTAGTCATAAATTAATGCTCTATAGTGATAACCTTTATGAAAATTAGGCTTACCTGTGTAGTAATTTTCAAACCATGCTTTCACTTCTCCCCAAGTGACCAGATCATCCTCTTTAAAGGCTATATTTTGGCTTCTGAGCTGTTTTTTAAGGCTTGGGGTGTTATCCCCTTCACTATACCTAAAACCTGTGTAATAGTCCTCTAAAAGTACCTTAAAATTGATTTTATCAAAACTTTCTATCTTTGACTGATTACCAAAGAAATGAAAAGCTTTTTCTTCAGCTTCCCTTTTCTTATACTCTATTAGTTGGGCTTTTATATCTTCAGTAGGGCTAAAGTTAACAAATATAGGACTTATAACATCTTCTCCATAGTCTTTTAGGATCTTTTCTGTATAGTTTTTATTAATAAACCATGCTAAAGAACTTCTAACATCCTCTAGGATATCCCACAAACCTTTTTCTTTAATCTTCCCTACTTGTCTCTCTTTTATCAGAAAGTCACAAAGTGGGTCTATATAAGGCTTTCCTAGTGAATCTTTTAAGGCTCTTTTCTGAATCTCTTTTAGAGGCTCTAATAGATCATAACCCCAAAGATCATTAGGATCTAAATTTTCCTGTAAGTATTTCAGTGTTTCTGAATAACTTTCCTTGATTTTAATTTCATTCATATAAACTTAACCCCCTAACTCCTATCAAGGCATCATTTAAATAGAATTTTCTTCCTGTGATAAGCACTCCTTTAGTGATACCTTTCTTCTTTAATGCTTCTGCCGTGATCTTACTCACTATAATATATTGGTTATTTTCAATTAAGTTACTGATCACAGGTAATGGATCTGTGATAGTATAATCAATAATATCAATAGGTACACCCTCAATTTCTTTAATGGTTTTATAGCTTGTGTAAGCCCTTAAGGTGAGCTTACTTTTTGGGATAATCTTGTAAACATTTCCTTTGTGGTCACAGATATTAACGTTGTGTCCTGTCAAATTAATCATCAATACCTCCTAGATAAAATTTTAAGCTTTCAGGGATCAGTAAGGGTACATTGCTATCTTTATCCAAATATTTCAACCTTAACTGTCCTCCTAGCTCATTCAAAGTAAGGTATTGAAGGTTGTGTACATATATCTTCAGGATAACAACTTTAGCACCCTTATCTAACCAGCCCCATTTCTCACCTACAATGTACACACCTACATAGTCAAAATAAGGACAACAAAAACTTGTATTCTGCTCAATGAACTTGATCATTCTGTCTACTGTTTTCTGTATTTCTACTGTTTCTACTGTATCTTTCATAGTTTATGCTCCTCACTTGTAATATCCACAAAAGTCCATAGAACATATACAACACAGTAGAAGAGAAGGAATAGACGGAAAGAGTAGTCTAACACAGGATGTAATGCAATAGCTAGAATAACAATAATATTGGCATAGTAAAGAAATAGTTTTTTAAGATTTAATTTGCGTTTTTTGTTTTTCATTTTTTAATTCTCCTTGATTAGTTTTTCAATTAGTTCACTTGCTTCTGTAAGTGTTGTTACCTCATAAAATTTACCTTTATGGAATATTCCTCCAAAGTGATCCCAAAAGGATAAAATAAGATTAAACATTAGTTCACTAGCTATTTCTGTAGAGGTTGCCTCTTTGTTGAATGTGCTTATAGGATATCTAGTACCTCCTATAAAGTACACACAAGCCTTTTTCTTGTAAACAATTAATTTTAAATACATTTTAATTTCTCCTTGATTTTAAATTAATATGCTGGTTGAGTATCAGTGTTTGAGTAGTAAATATCCCCAATTTTATAAAGGTCATAATCTGAAGGATTTACTCTTATTTTGTGCTCTTTTTGTTTGAATGAATCCCACAAGATGAATTGTAGGAACTCACCATCATCAGTCTTTCCTACAATTTCACAATCTGAAGGGTTTGGGTTTCTTATGACTGTTTCCTGTGTTTCAAGCCTATCATACAGATCAGCTAATCTGCTTCCTGTGCTGAAAGTTGTAATGATTAGTAATGTACTTAGGAATATCCCTGAATAGAGTACATTTAGCATAATTCTAGTGAATTTCCTCATGGTATACCTTCCCAATAATGCTTACTTGCCATGTTTCTTTAGGTACTGTGATAATTAACTTGCTCTTTTTATCTTCTGACCAAATAACAAGCTTGTGATCTCCATTTTCAATATAAGCATCAAGAATCTGCTTATCCTTAAGTGTGTA